GCTGGTCAGAGCCACTATCACCTAGGTAGCTACCCCTAAGATCACGGGGCGCACTAGTGCCCTGAGCTGCACATTCACCGTGTTCGCCCAGCTCAGAGCGCGTGTCCACCAGGCACGCGCGTAGTAGTAACCACGCGCGCACGTACACACGTTCAATCCCCCCTCGTGTGGGCCTTCTCTACCAATCCTATAGGGCTTGGACAGCAGTGGTCTAAACCAATTGGTCACATTGTCTAGACCAATTGCATATGTGGTCTAGACCTGCATGTCTAGTACCATCCCAACACGTCAACAAACACGTGTCATACGCATGACAACGGCCTAACAATGGCTTGACATGTGCCACATACACAGCGGATGCCAACCTGTTGACGCCTGCACATGTGAACACTCGCTAACTCAAGGGGTTGATCGAGTAATAGATCATCGTGGCTGTGGGACTTACATGTCAACCGGCTGATGTTAAACCATTGACGGTGCTGTGCTGTGCAGCACACCTCAAAAATTTTCCCAAACAAAACTAGGTCGGTGTCCTACTGTGTCCGGGTCTGTATGGATCTTACTGTAACAGTTTGGTAAAGATTTTGGAACATGGCGTGCAAGGGGTCCGTGCACATGGGCTATATATAATGAAGGGGTTTTTATAGAACTCGTTCGGAACCTGTTAAGGTTCCTTACTCGAATGACTCCCCCAAGGGGGATAGCCCTGTCCTCCTAACGGAGGTACTTTATCCCGTGGAAGTCAGGCTCCGGAGCGGAGCTCCAGAGCTTCCAGCAAGGGGGGTATGGGGGGAATGCAAGGACCCCCAAGGGGTACTAATATAACTGGAGATCATATTGCCTAGGATTTTGACCACCCGGGACAAGCAAGATATCGTTTTGCAGAAGCTCAATATGGGCTGGTCTATTGCCATGGCGTGTGAGGCTGCCGGTATTTCCGAGAACACCTACGAGTACTGGAAGAGCGGTTCCAAGGGAGCCGGTGGCTCCTACAACGCCAGACAGTTCACCGTGGAAGTAGAGCGCATCCGTGTAAAGCAGGCGGGTGGGCGCCCTACTGAGGTACCCGAGTTCGAAGAGTTCTCTGCTGTGTACATGGGCAACCGTTTGTTTGACCATCACCACCAGTGGCTAGACTTGCTTGAGGGCCGTGAGCCCCGCAACCTTCATCCGGCCCAGCACTACGTGCCAGGCCACAACAACCTACTACTTATTAACACGCCACCTCACCATGCAAAGAGTGAGTTGTTTTGTCAGAACTACGTGACATGGCGAATCGTCCAGGATCCGAACATCCGCATCCTTCTGGTGTCTGCCTCGGCAGACCGTGCGAAGAAGAACCTGGACGGTATTAAGAACAGACTCGACAAGGACATCATGGCCTACTCGGATCTCAAGCGGGACTTCGCTCCCGCTGAGGGATTCAACGGCAATGGTGCCAAGTGGACGTCTGACATGATTTTGATCAACCCGGATCTGAGAGACCGCAATACCTCCGGTCACCCTACGGTGCAGGCTCTCGGTATCCGCAAGAAGATTTATGGTGCGCGTGCTGACCTCATCATCCTTGATGACTGCTGCGACCTTGACAACGCACATGAGTACCAGAAGCAGATCGAGTGGATTCAGGCGATTATCAACTCCCGCCTTGAGCCGGGAACCGGCAAGCTAATCATCGTTGGGACCCGCCTGGCCGCTCAGGATCTCTACTCCGAGATCATGAAGCCCGAATGGTATGTATCCGGTGAGTCACCGTGGACGTACCTTTCCCAGCCCGCTGTGCTGGAGATGAAGGATGACCCCAAGGATTGGGTGACTCTCTGGCCCAAGACGAACGTCAAGCCTGGCGGCTTGGTGAACGTAGAGCCGGATGAGAACGGCTTCTATCCTATGTGGGATGGTCCCATGCTCGCTGAGAAGCGCAACAACATGTCCGCAGAGATGTGGGCTCGCGTGTACCAGCAGCAGCAGATTTCCCAGCACACTACGTTCACACAGAGTGAGATTGACGGGTGCACTAATGGACTCCGCTTCGCAGGTCCCATGGTGGCAGGGCAGCGTGGCCATCGCCCAGAGGGCATGGCGGGTTTGTATGTTGTCGCTGGCCTTGATCCTGCTGCCACTAACTTCACTGCTATGGTGGTTGTCGGAGCTGATCTATCGACGGGTCGAAGATATGTACTTGACGTATGGAACCAGCACGGCGCCCTCCCGGCGCAGACAAGCGCGGTGATGAAGGAATGGACAAGACGCTATGGCGTCGCCGAGTGGCGAATCGAAACGAACGCCTACCAGCAGTCGATTCTCCAGGACGAGGATCTTCGCTCATGGATGTCAGCGCGTGGCGTGAGGATGTCCTCGCACACAACTGGCCGCAACAAGTGGGACGCCCAGTGGGGCGTCGCTACTATGGCAAACTTGTTCAAGGGCTACGAGCAAGGCTGGGCCGCAATCGAGCTACCGTCTCGCAGAGGCCACAGTGGAGTCCAGTCCCTTGTGGAACAGTTGGTTGCCTGGTACCCTACTCCGTCCATGACCAAGGCTCCTGTCCAAGACTGCGTGATGGCGTTGTGGTTCGCGGAGATCCGCTGTCGCGAACTCCTGGATCAAACGGAGTCTTCGACGCACTGGGACGACGGATTGACATCACCTCGTGACCGCGAGGAACAGGTAGTAATTAATATTGACTGGTACACCGCATCTCAGGGCGGCTTCGTAGAAGCCCCTGTCCGTGAAGACCCGGTGGTTAACAATGCCCGCTGGTGGGAGTGGTAGTGGCTGATATCGTAACCATTGCGAAGAAGGTGAAGAGCCTCCGTGATCGCAATTACCCAAGAGACCTGCGCATGTCGCAGGTACGCGCGGTCCGAGCTTCCGAGCTAGACCGCGTTGCTCCCGGCCTTCTGGCCGACGACTTCCCCAAGCCGATCGTGAGCAACATCATTAACGTCGCGGCACAGTACTCCGCAGAGCAGATCGGTATCATCCCGACTGTCTCCTGCACCACAGGAGTAATGGTCTCCGACCGTGAGAAGAAGTACGCGATGCGCAGAACGCTCATCGCTCACAACTACATCGACAACAGCCGCATTAAGATCAATATGGTCGAGGCGGCTGACTGGCTGAACACCTATGCGTTCCTGCCACTTATCCTAGAGCCTCACTTCGGTGATGCCTATGCGCCAGCCGGACCAAGACTGAGATTCGAGAACCCGCTAGGGTCCTACTACGATCTTGACGTCTATGGCCGCTGCCGCTGTTTTGCCAAGGTATACGATTCGGACATTGACTCCTTGTCAGTGAAGTTTCCACATCTCGCTTCTGCACTTAGAGCAGGAGCTCCGTCTGAGTCCAACACCAAGATCGAGATGATCACGTACTACGATGACAATGAAATTGTCACGTACCTACCATCACGTGAGAACCTGGTCGTTGCCCGTATCGCTAACAAGTTCGGGCGCTGTCCTGTGTTCGTCGCTGAGGCTCCGAAGTTTGACGAAGAGTCACGCGGAGCGTATGATGACGTGATCTGGATTCAGATCGCCCGTGCCGTGTTCGCACAGTACGGTATGGCAGCAGCTAAGAAGAGCGTCAATGCTCCTCTTATCATCCCTCCGGATGTCAACAGTATCTCCTTCGGTCGAGACCGTGTGATCCGTACCGCCATGGGCGAGAAGATCCATTACGCGGCAATGGAGATGAGCCCCGCTGCATGGCAGCAGGGAGAGCTCCTTAACCAGGACGCCACTGTTGGTGCCCGATTCCCAGAGGGCGCAACAGGAAAGTCCCCCGGCTCTATCGTTACCGGTCGCGGTATGGAAGAGCTCATGGGTACGATTGACAGCAAGGTGCGCACCTACCAGATCATCCTAGGAGATCTCCTACGCAGAGCTATCGGCTCTGCCTTCGAGATGGACGAGAAGTTCTGGCCCAACAAGATGCGCTTCCTACGCGTACAGGTGAATGGACAGACCTTTGAAGAGTCTTATATCCCGAGTCGCGACATCAAGGGTATTTACCAGGTTGACGTTACCTATGGTATGGCTGCTGGTATGGACCCCAATCGTGCTCTTGTCTTTCTTCTACAGGCCCGTGGCGACAAGCTCATCTCTAGGGACTATGCTCTTCGTCAGCTCCCCTTCGATGTTAATGTTGATCAGGTCATGGAGCAGATCGATACGGAAGAGCTTACGGATGCTCTCAAGCAGATGATGGCTCAGTACGCCATGTCGATCCCGATGATGGCAGCACAGGGAGCGGATGTAACAGACGCAGTAACCAAGTTCGCTAAGGTTATGGATGCCCGCGAGAGCGGCATCCCGCTACACAAGGCGATCTTGAAGGAGTTCACTGCACAGGCTCCACAGGGGCCACCAGGAGCCGATCAGGGCCAGCCAGGTATGGCGGGGCCAGGCGGACCTCCGGGAGCGCCACCGGGCGCCCCAGGCCAGATGCCGATGCCACAGGGCGGCGGCGGACAGCCAGACATCATGCAAATGCTCGCGGGCCTCTCCGGTGGCAGTGGGCAACCGAATATGACCGCTAATGTGAAGAGGCAGATCCCAAGTGGGTAATCTAGTTGCTGTCGATCATTTGATCAAGGCCCTGAAGGCCGAGGGGATCAACCCCGACACTGATAAGTTCAAGAGAGCACTGCGCCGTGCGTCCAACCCTGGCGGCTGTGCAGACTGTGGTGCCAACACGCGCATCGCTATCCCTGTAGACCCAGAGGACCCCGAGGGTCCACACAAGACCGCGTGCTGCGGAAAGAAGGCATTCTAATGGCTACACCAGGTGGTCGTCAGTGGTCCGTACCGGACTTCAGTGACGCAAATCCTCCGACCCCACCCAAGCAGGGTGACAAGGGTCCAGTTTACTACACCTACCCAGACACCTTCGAGTCTGGCTCTGTACCCGCGAACACGGGCGCGATTGAGTCTAACTGGATGGGTCTCATTGACAGCGATGGCCTAGACGGCACTACGCTGGACTTCTCTGCTATGGCCGGAGGCACTGGTGTCTCCAATGGCTGGGGTGGGGAGAACATCCGTGGATTCCGCTCTACTCCCGTAGGCGGATCGTACAACCCTGGTCAGGGCTCGAAGCCCGGTGACCCAGGGACCGAGTATTCCAACGCGAGTTACCGAGGCTAATGTGTTTGACAACGACGAGGACTTTGAGGAAGAGAAGCCTGCTGGACCGCTCAACAAGAGTACCCATCGGTGGCTATTTGTAGCAGCCTTCCTTGAGGTCTTCGTTGACGTCTGCATGGCCTTTCACAAGCTTTTCTCTGTGGGCCGCGATGCAGCCCTACAGAAGTATCGTTTTGACAACGAGCGCCAGAAGTTCATGACTCAGGCGACTCAGGAGATCGAGAGACTAGTATCAGGAGAGTATGATGCCACCACCATCGAAGCCCGCAGCCGTATCGGGTCCCGGCCCGATGAGCAGACGGACTGATGGGGGACCAGCACAAGCCCTCATGGACCTTCCAGACGCTAGATACGGAGAGAACAGCCAGTTCCAGTCTCTCCAGCAGGGAGCCTCGCTCAGCGCGTCTCCTAGTCCTACAGGTCAGGGCTCTCCCGTTGACAGCCTACCTCCGAATCCAGCAGCAAATTCAGTCGTTCCATTCAGTGCTCCTTCAGGTAGACCTGATGAGCCTGTTACTAGCGGAGCGAGTCTTGGCGCTGGGCCTGACACTAGTGCGCTTGGTATTCAGCCGGGCCAAGTAGACCAGCAGGATGCAAGTAAGATCGCTAAGAGCCTGCCTATCCTAGAGATGCTGGCTAACCAGCCAGATGCTCTTCCGAGCACCCGGCTTATGGTCAACCTTTTGAAGGCAGGATCAGGATGACATCATGGGCAGCCCCAGTAAACGTTATGGGTAACGTGCTGGATAATCTACAGCAGAACCCCCAGGTAGCACAGATGATGCTTGGCCTTGGGCCTGCCTATGATATTATGAAGAACGTACCCATCGATCTTCTGGCAAACATTCCACATTACGAGAGCGAGGTAGACGGCCACAATGGCAAGTCCCCAGCTAGACCAAATGAACCCACTGGCAATGCCCCAGGACAGCCAGGTATCGGGTCCATCTAGCGCGCCCTCGTTTCCGGGCGCGATGCCCGCAAACCGTACCGACGCACAGATGCAGCTATCACAGATCGCTGCTGCACAGCAGCAGGCTGATCAGACTGCTAACCCACCGGACCAGTCGTCCGGAGATAGCGGTCATGGCTGGTCTCTAACCAATCCGTTCCAGGACATCGGCCAGATCTGGCACGATGTGGAGACCCACACGGTGTCTCCTGCTTTCCATGCAGCGCGTTGGGCGTACACCAATCTGGTGTCCCGCCCAGTGTCTACTGTATTTCTGTACAACGCGCAGATGCCCTTCGGTGGCTCTCCACTCCCCTTCAGTGGGAGTCAGTGGAAGACTGCATGGGATGAGTCTGCTCACATCTCTCCGGGGCAGGCTCTAGTCATCGCAGAGAACAACAGCCCAATTGAGCAGCGCCTAACTAAGCCAGGCGACCTGCCAGCCTCCGCTGTTGCTCCTGGCCAGCGGTTCATTGATCCATCTGATCAGAATCAGATCGATGCAGTGTTCCGTCACAACAACACTCGCCTACACGCGGGTGTAAGCTTCCAGTCTGGTTTGGCTGACGCCCTTCTAGGGTGGTACGCAGATCCTACTTCTAAGCTGACCAAGGGAACCAAGCTTCTGAAGGACATCAAGGATGTCCCGATCTCTCGTGCAGATAATGCAGAGCAGGCGGCCCAGAAGCTAGCGTCTCCTAGAAGCCAGGCTTTTGATCAGTGGGCTGTAGGCAAGCCTATCAGTGTGCTCGCTGAGCACCCTCTGGTTAAGGGAACCTTTGGTCGTGCCAACCCGTATGCAAACAAGTTTGCTGCGCTGCTGGCAGGCGCCAAGGATGCTGACGAGGTCAATCTGATCCGCAAGATTGCTTACGATCTCGACCCAGAGATTCCACCTTCGTTGACTCAGGGTGGTCGTGATGCAGCGGGAACCACTGCGTCTTCCAGTGCAGCTTTTGACAAGCTGGCACAGAAGTCCGTAGATACGGCTATCCAGGCAAGCAATATGTTCGCACCTCTTGAGGTGAGTGCTAAGTGGGCAACTACCACAATGAGTGACGAAGAGAAGTCTGCATGGCTTCAGTCTGTTTCTCGTGTGAAGGCGCTAGCTGCACAGGAGATGCTGAACCTGAACCCAGATGATGTTCAGGCTCTTATGAAGCTCCGTGGAAGCGGTTTGTCCAACACTGCCACTACTGCTCTGACTAACAAGCTAGCAGAGCTACGTGGAACTCTCAAGTATACCAATACTCACGAGAGTGACATCATTACGACTATCCGCAAGTCGTACTTCAACCTACCTGTGCGCATCTACCAGGGATTGGTCGATAGGCCGCCTGGGATGATCAACCACAACGAGGATGATGGTATCGTATCGGCGCGATCTTGGCTGAACAAGTCCAACGTGCTGACTGCGGATCAGAAGGTGGATTATATCCAGCGCTACGCCAATGCCACTCCGGCACAGCGACAGCATGTCTGGAGAGACATCGAGAACGATGTCTACAAGAACGTAGGGGACAACTACGGTATCCCTGAGAACACCATGAAGCGCATCCTGACTACTACGCGCACCAGAACGCAGAATTATATTCAGCTTGCCCAGAGCAAGGCGTTCGGTGGAGTAAAGATTGGTGATGATGAGCACGCAGTACTTCCGTCCACGGACGACGAAGTAGTTCTCCACCCACAGTATCTAGCTCAGCTAGAGCGTGGTGCAGTGCCTCAGGCAAACCTGAAGGACCTGGAGAATGCCCTTGAGGCCATGAACCGCAACGGCGCCCTTGGCGCTGTTCGTAACGGTACCGCTCGCAAGTGGGATACGATGAAGTATCTCCTTGAGGAGGTCTATGGTGTGTGGAAGCCAGCCACTCTGCTGACTGGTCACCGCGCGTTCAACCACATTGGTGACGATGCCCTACGCTCCGCTTCAAGACTAGGTGCACTTACTACCGTCAGCAACCTTGCTGAGGGTACTTACAACTTTGTACGTAACACTTATAACCGTATCAGCAGAGATGCTATCGTGGGCAATCTAACGAGCAAGCACCAGATTGTCATGGGCGAGGCTAAGGCTGAATGGGACGGGCTGAAGGCCCGTGCTGCACGAGAGAAGCAGCTAAAGGTTCCCAAGGCTTGGCGCACTGATCCTAAGGATATCAAGGCCGCTAAGGACGCCTACATGGGACTCAGGGACATGGAGTTCGACTTCATCCCCGAGCACCACAAGCTAGGTGAAGGAACTTTCGACATTGCAGGTAGCCGTCTCAAGTATACTGAGATGTATGGTGGGCCTAACGCGGACTACCAGCGATACATCAATTCGGCGCATCCTACTTGGAATGCAACTGTCGGTGAAACCGCCCAGCGGCTTCACGACACTGGTACAGCAATACGCTCTGGTAACTATGGCACTATCGACCCTACTGACGTGGCCGTCCACACGCGAGCGTATATTCACTACGTTCGTGATATGATCATGTCCGACCCTGTCGGACGTCAGATCGTACAGGGACGTGATCTAACTGATGTGGCACGTTGGATGACCAACACGCCAGAGGGCCAGGCACACATGAGGGCCCTTCACATTGGAGATGCAGATCGACATGTGTCTGAGATTGCCTCCGAAGTGCGCCAGTTGCTTCCAACTGATGAGATGCGTGATGCGGCCATTAAGGGCCGCTTCAGCGCCAAGGTGATTCAGAAGGCTATGCCAAGCACTAGCATGAGACCATCCGTACCGGGTGCTCTTGGCCAGAGCTTGCACAAGCCTGACACCATTGCAGGCTGGATCAAGGACAGTGTGGATCGATTCATGCACTGGACTGGAACCCTGCCTGATGACGCTCTTGTGCGTCATCCGTTTGCTAACGAGATGTACAAGCACCGTCTTACGGATTCTGTTCAGCGCTTCATTGCCACGCGAGGTCGTGACATTACCCCGGAAGAGCTGGCAGCTCTCCAGGAAGGTGCCATGCGCGGTGCAAGGAAGGACTTGCAGAACACTCTGTACGATGTGTCGCGATTCAATGATGCCGGACACACTCTTAGGTTCGTGAGTCCTTTCTTCAACGCGTGGTTCAACGCAATGAGCTCGTGGTCACACTTGTTCATTGAGAACCCGTCTCTGTTGAGCCGAGGATACCAGGCTAAGCGAGCTCTATGGAACTCGCCTCTTGCTGTGGATACAACCACGGGTCAGAAGGCAAACATTGACACACCGTGGGAGAACACTGCGTTTGTTATGCACCTGCCAAAGGGATTGGCTGGTCACCTTGGTGGCCTGTCCACCATTCCGATCGATGCCAAGACTCTGATCTCGCCTACGTATGTAGATGCTATCGGAAACCCTGGCTTTGGTCCTGTGGTGGCTGTACCAGCCAATGCAATCGTCAAGGACCACCCGTCCTTGATGAATGACTCTGTGGTACGTGCCATGCTCAATGAGCAGGTTGACCAGAACAGCATCTCTCAGGTGCTGCCGTCTGGTATGCGCGATATCTCTACGATCAGCCAGATCCTTCTAGGATCTCCTGATACTAGTCGTCAGTATGCAAACACTGTATGGTCCGTCTACCAGGAGCAGATGTATGACTATCTCAACGGCAAGCGCAGCGAAAAGCCTAACTGGTCGGATGTCGAGAGCCAGGCTAAGTATCTCACTGTGGTGGATCTCGTTGCGAACCGGCTAATGCCGCTGGGCTTCAAGCCCGCGCCAACGCATGCGAACCTCATTGAGGAGTACCATGCAATGCTGGATAAGGACCCTAAGAACGCCCGTCAGGACTTTTACAACAAGTACGGTCCGGCAGGAATGGTCTTCACCCAGTCGCTATCCACTGATCCAACCGGTATCCCGGCTACGGTGGGAGCAGCACAGATGGTCAACAAGTACAGCAGCATCCTCAAGGAATACCCTGAGCTTGGTGCTGTGATTGTCGGTCCCAACGGGAACGGTGCTTATGACCAGATGGCTTATGACTGGCAGGTAGCCAAGGGTCTTCGCAAGCAGCTCAGCCCGCAGGATGCCGCTAAGCAGGCAGCCGTTAACACGGGATGGGCCCAGTATGGCCAGGTACATGCTGCGGCTATGGCGCAGCTACAGCAGCGTCAGCTCAACTCGCTCAACGATCCACGTGCCAAGGACATCAAGGCTATGGTGACGAACTTCGTCGCCCGTCTTGGCGACTCACAGGATCCGCTGTACAACCCAGACTGGTACACGAACTATGGTTCATACAACCAGAACGCGTATCAGCAGCGAATGAGTGATCTGTTGCGGATCTCTATGGATCCGAGACTGCTGGGCAACGCGGCTAGAAGCGATATGAAGTCGCTTGCAGCCTACGCTCAGGAGAGGGACAATGCCTACGCGCTTCTACAGAAGCGTGCTAACAAGTCCATTAACGCTGCTACAAACCAGGACATCGCCAAGGAACTTGACGACTGGATTGGCAACCGTATGCAGATCGATACCAAGTTCGGTCCGCTGTATGAGCGCTACCTATCCAAGGACGATTTTAAGGAACCGATCTAATGCCCCCAAAGAAGAAGCAGGGTTCGAACAACCCACCTCCGGTGCCACGAGCACAGGGAAATGCGGCTGCTACTAACCCGAATCCTGCCGATCCGGGGAATCAGAACGCTCCTGACACTACGGCAACCGCGCCGGTTGCTGGTTATACTCCACCAGGGAATGGTTCCGATTACGGAACCATCTCTGTGACCGCTGGCAACGTGACACAGTCCGTTGCTATTGGTCTTAATGTTGATCCTCAGCAGCACGTGATGGTCAAGACTGGCTTCCAGGGCCAGGGCCAGTCACGTGTTGGTGGGGACGAACAGCCAGTTTTCACTACCGTACAGGCGATGATTAACTCCATCTCCTCTTGGTATGATAACGCAACCCGTCGCCAGCAGTACATCAATCAGATGTACGAGGCTGGTCTTCTCTCCAGCAAGAAGAGTCCAAGCACCACTGATGTGATCAAGGCTTGGTCCCTACTTGTACAGGAAGCCTCTATTAGAGGCAACGTTTCTCCTGACGACCTTCTGTCACAAGCAGCTAAGGGCGGATGGAACGCGCTGAGTCCGAATCTGACGACCGCAGACTTCGGTGGCAGCGGCTCTACGGGTAACCCTAACAACGTTCCGGACAGCAGCACCACAACGTCTGAAACGGTCTACAAGTCGTATCTTGATCCTGCAACCATCATGGGCGCACTAGCCGACAGTATGTATCGTTTGGTTGGTCGAAACCCTACGCCTGAGGAGTACAACGCATTCCTCCAGACGGTATATGGGTACCAGAATGAGGTTAACACCGGCAAGGAGGAGAGTACTACGAACTCTCCCTCCAATAAGATCACGTACGATCCTACTACCGGACAGCCGGTGAGTCCACAAGGGACTTCAGATGACGGGTCCATCGACCCTACTAAGACGACAAGTATCGTCTCTCAGCGCAGTATTGGCACTAGGGGTCTCGAATTCCTTGCCGGTCAAGCCGCTCTCTCCAACCCTGATGAACCAAACTATCAGGCAGCAACTACCTACTTCAACGCCTTCATCAAGGCCCTGTCGGGTCCTGCCTCCGGAATGCAGTCCAGCGGCCCTACGACTACCGTCCCATAATACGGTAGTGGTGCTGAAGGCACACGAAACTACAAGACCAAAGGAGCCCCCTCATATGGTTTCCACTGCACCCCCATCGCCGGGACGCACCGGGGCTATCTCTGGCCGCATGATCCTGAACTGGTTGAAGGATAACTATCTCGGTGTTCCGTACGCCTGGGGAGGCACCAGCAAGGCTGGTGTTGATTGCTCCGGCCTTATGTGGTTGGCGGCGCGTAACTTTGGAATCAACATTCCCCGCACCAGTAACGCCCAGCTCGCTGCTCTCAAGCACATCGCTATTGGGGAGGCTCAGATCGGAGATCTCGTTTTCTTCGACTCCGACCACAATGGCCAGTCCGACCACGTCGGAATGTACGCAGGCAACGGAATGGTACTGGTGGCAGACCACACTGGAACTAACGTCCGTATTGTATCCGTTTCAACTGAAGCCCGAATCACGGGCGTTGGTCGAATGGCTGGAGTACTGAATGAGAACAACTGGGATGGTGGTCTCCTAAAAGCAGGTAGGTCCGGAGGGCTCAACATCGGGGGGCTCTCGCTAGACTCTCTGGTGCCTTCGGCCCGCCCTACCCTAGATCTATTCGGCCCTCTGGGTCTACAGTCACCGAACGCTAAGTCTCTTAATGAGAACTACGGCTTGTCCGCAGCGTTCCTTGAGAGTGACCCAGAGCTAGCCAACCTTTACAGTCAGGCTGTAGCTAACACCTGGTCTACCGACCAGTTCCAGGCTGCACTCATGGCCACCAACTGGTGGGCCAACAACAGTGACACCGCCCGTAAGATGATTGCTCTGAAGCAGACTGATCCTGCCACCTACAACAAGCAGGTGAAGGAGAAGCAGGTAGAGCTCACTGATCTTGCTAGCAAGATGGGTGTTCACATGTCTGCGGAGTCTATGAACACGCTAGCACAGCTAGCGCTGACTACCAACATGAACAATGCTCAGGTTGACGGCTATCTCAGCAAGTACCTTCAGCTAAACCAGCAGGGACACTTCCTTGGCTACGCCGGGCAGGTGGAGCTTGGGATTCGCGAGTACGCCCGAGACATGGGAGTTCCCATCACTGATGACTATGTCAACTCGGCAGTAAAGAGCATCATCGCAGGGTCGGACTCTCTACAGGCTAGAAGAGCCCATATCCAGACCATTGCGGAGAATGCTTTCCCGCAGTATGCGGATCAGATCAAGAATGGGGTTACGGTCGGCGAGATCGCCGCTCCGTACCTAGCAGCGCAGAGCAAGCTGTGGGAGATCGATCCGAACAAGCTAGACTTGTTCGATCCTACGCTACGCAGTGCCCTCACCAAGGTTCACACCACTAATGAGAGCAAGCCAGGCGAGCCACAGATTGTGCCTCTATACGATTTTGAGCAGCAGCTACGTCAGGACCCGAGATGGCTGAAGACGAACAATGCCCGAGAGAGTATGAGCCAGACCGCAGGTCAGGTTCTATCGGACATGGGTCTGATCTCTACCACCGTGGGAGCTGCACCGCAGACTACCCCGGACGCCGTTACACAGGACTCCCGCGCTGGATTCGGTGGCCTGAGCGGTATGACCAACTATCCGACCCTACAGGGCCAGAACTACCAGAATCCAGGGAGACCGCCTCAGGCGGCCGACCTAGCCCAGTCTAATGCGAACCAGGTGATCTAATGGCGCTAATTCCGTCGCAGTATCAGAACATGGTCGTTAAGGCTGCGCAGGAGCTAGACGTGCCTGTGGCTGTGGTTGCGGCCATGGCCCAGGCGTACAATAACTGGCAGTTTGATGGTGATCCTCAGGACTGGTTTGACAACCTAGTTCCTGTTATGAAGGCACTGCTACAGCAGTCTGGTGGCAACATCTACCTAGCACTGGTATCCTTCGGAGGACCTGAAGGGTCCGCCCAAGCGACTGCCTACGCCAATAAGATCGTGTCACTGAGTCAGCTAGCCCCAGCACAATACCAGGTCACTGACAACAACGGGATCAGCCCGTTCAACAGCAACGTATCAAGCTATATGGCTGACAATCAGCCTGTGCTGAGTATCGACGCTCTCAAGGCTGAGTATCCACTAGTGGCTGCCCTGGTCAGCTCGGTACCCGAGCTTGAGGACAAGTACAAGCAGGCAGTCGAAAACCAGTGGTCCACGGACCAGTTCATTGCGGCAGTACAGAACACTACGTGGTGGGCTACGCACAGTGACACTGCGCGTCAGGTATTCGCTCTTATGAAGACTGACCCGGCTACGTACACGCAGAACGTGAACAACCTGTTCGCCAATGTTCAGATGATGGCCTCACAGCTTGGTGCGACTCTTACACAGGCTCAGCTACACCAGTTCGCTGTGGATGCCCTCTTCGGAGGATACGATCAGAACCAGGCGATGCTGAACCAGAAGTTTGCTGAATTCGTTAAGCCGGTGTCCGGTAATCACTTCGGTGGTCAGGCAGGATCCTACGAGGATCAGATCAGACAGGCTATGCGTGACATGGGCGTGTTCATGCCTGAGGCTCAGCTAGACACACAGATCAAGCAGATCATCGGCGGGCAGAGTAGCGTACAGAGCGTACTGGCTCAGCTACGCACACAGGCAGCTAGTATGTATCCGGCCTACTCAAGCCAGATCAACAGTGGCATGAATGTCTCTGACATTGCCAGCCCGTATATCGGAAGGGCTCAGCAGCTCCTAGAAATGGGACCTGGTGCGATGAATATCCAGAGCCCGCTTGTAAAGCAGGCGCTACAGTACACGCTTGATGGCAAGCCTACGGCTATGCCAATGTACGACTTTGAAAATGCAGTACGTAAGGATCCCAGGTGGTTGCAGACTGACAACGCCCAGGACTCGTTCATGGCCAACGCCCACAGGGTGTTGCAGGACTTCGGCTTCGCCTACTAGGAGAATAGATGGCTGTACAAAATTCAGGCGCTATCCTCCGTGATAGGGGCGGTGCCGGTGGTATCACCAGACCACCACCGGGTAGTCTACCGTGGTTGCCAGTCCAGAAGATTGACGCGAGTGGTGTACTGGAGAAGGAACTCTCTGGTATGCCTGGTTCAGAGAGAGACGCATACGC